AAAGATTTTGCGCTGCTGCCTGCTCTTTCAGGCTGCGAATGAACTGTGCTTTTTTCTGCGTGGCCAGCGCCTCAGCATCAGCAAGTTCCCGGGTCTTCGCTGTGGTTTCAGACACCAGCGCCAGATAATCACCCTGTGAAATATCGCCACTTCCTTTTGCCTGACGCACCTGTGCCTGAATACGCTGCAGTTCCTGCAATCCACCACTTAGCTGTTTTACACTATCAATCTGACGGTAAAATGCGGCGGCGGCAGCATCCTGCGCCCGTGCAACCGCCGCTGCCTGCGTCGCTTCCGCCCGCAGTTTCTGACTGAGCGCTACTGCCTTCTCCCTGGCCTCGTCCACCTCACGCGCCAGTTGTGCCACAGCGTCACTCTGTGTGCGCGTGGCAACCTGTGACTGCGCCATAGCGGCACTGATACTTTTTGCCGATGCCTCCACACTTCTGGCGCTGGATTCCATACAGCGCTTTATGCGTTTTTCAACGAGATCGCTGTTGTCCACCAGCTTCCCCAGCCCGTTACTGGCAGTCTGAAGACCAGCTGCGACTTTAGCTGTATCAACATCCATGTTGATGATAATATCACCAACTTTCTGGCTCAAATCTCACCCCTCCCGGAATACCGGCTGCCACATTAAGCAGCTCCTGTTCCGTCCTGTTCTGTGCCGTTACGGGCAACGCCAGCAGACTGAAATCCGCTGCGTCCATTTTTTTTCCCGTCACCAGCGCGAACACCATAGATTTCAGTGTGGCAAACTCCGCATCCAGCAGGTCATTGCTGAAGCTGTTCTCCTGAAAGAAAGCGGCCCATTCACCCAGCTCTGTTGAACTCATTTCGCTCAGCATTCGTCGCCAGTCAGGCCGCCGGAACTCCCGGGCCAGTTGCCGGACAAAATGAAGCTCATTGTTCAGGACTTTTCCGGCAAATCAGCCTCCGCACCGTCCTCTTCGCTGTCAGAATCAGGAGGCGTCATTCCGCTCAGTGCCAGCACCATTTCCGCGCCCGAATCCAGCGATTCATACGACCACTGCGCCTGGACCGACTGATACAGCGCCTCCACCTCCTGAGTGGTATCACCATTAAAGAGAGAACGGGAGATCAGCCAGGCGTTAATTTCCAGTGCCATTTGCATATACGCCACGCGTTTATCCGCTTCCGTCGCACCACCCATATCCGCGTCATATTTCGCTGTACATTTCTGCAGAAACGCCAGGTATTCCACCCGCTGCAGGCCGGAAAGTTCGTACAATACGGCGGAATCATCGCCGTAACTGAGCGTGTCTTTTTTTAAAAACATGATGTATTCCTGTGAAAGTTGCCCCGGTATGCAGGGCTCATGGAGGGGTTATGCTGACGCTGCGGCCTGTACGGTAATATCTGCAATAGCGGTCATATTACCGTCTGACGTCATACCAATAATTTTTGCGCTTCCGGCTTTAACACCTTTCACTGTTGCAACATTATCTGCCTGAGTCACCGTGGCAATCGCCGGATCTGAGGTGGCAATGCGCAGGGATTTATCTGTCGCGTTATCCGGTTTCACGGTATACGTCAGATCAACCGTCGCGCCGATGCTCACATTCGTTGCCTGCGGCGCCACGACCAGACCGGACACCGCCACCGGCTGTGCGGTGTCTTCCTCCGCCATATGCGGACGCCCGACGCCTGTAATTTTCACCGTGCGGGTGATCGCCTCTTTGGCCTGAACGGTTTTGCCCAGCGCACTGATCCAGCCTCTGAATACATCCACGGTTCCGTTCGGGTATTTAATGCGCCAGGCCTCCACATCGCCGCCGTCAAACAGATCAATCAGTTTTTTTTGTCCGGGATCGCCTGGTTTCCATGCCAGTGTGATACTGGTATCCCCCGCGCTTTTTTGTCCCTGTGCGGTGGTTTTCCAGTCAGCGTTTTCATCATCCAGATAGTTATCATCTTCGGCGTCGGCGGTCATCTCGCCAGGCTGCAGGTCTTTTACGTTTGCCAGCCTCAGCCAGTTATCATCACTGAGCGCGCTGGCAAATGGATCACCACCACTGTTGAACACCCAGAATGTGGTAGTTGCGCCTTTTACCGGTGCAAGTGGATTAGGTACTGTTGCTTCTGTCATTCTTCTGTCCTCTACATGGAATAGGTGATGTCGTAAGTCAGATCGGCTGAGCCCCACATCGCCATTTCATCGTCCCGCTGATAGTTGTAACCCTGTGCCGCCATTGTCCGGATAAGGTTTACCAGTCCGGGAACATTACCGAGAGCGGGGTATACCTGGTTTTCCATCCGTTCATCCAGCGCGCTGTCCGGCTGCGTGGCTTTCAGAAAAACCTCAACATGCAGCACTGCGCTCCAGATATCGCCGTCCACTTCTGTACCCGTACACTGCGCGTCACTCAGATATACCGCCACCGCCGGCAGATCGCTTTCTTCAATCACCACCGGGCGACCGTCAAAAAAGGTGGTGTCCCCCTTATCGTCAGCGGCTTTCAGGGTGGTGATAATGACCCTTCGGATTTCACTGTGTATGCTCATACCTTAATCCTGCTCAGTTCATAGTTAATTTCATGTGCCAGTTCTTTTGGCATCTCCGTTTTCATCTGCAAAACGGCCTGAGTCCGGAATGCCTGATGAAGTGCATCCGAAACAGGGATTTTCACCACGGACAGCGGATATTTTGATTCGCCACTGCGTTCAAACACCTGCCAGAATCCGTTCGGGGCCTGCGCGATGAATCCCCGGTCAAAGCGGTATTTTCCGATGCGCAACGGCTTACCCCTTTTCCCTCTCACCGGAACGGACGGCGGCGAACTCAGAAGCCTGATGGCTGTCAGCGGATTGCAGTTAACGTAGATGTTGGCGAATGGCTTGTCCGCCCGTGCCGTCCTGACTTTTACACGATGCCTGATGGTTCTGACGGGTATTCCCTGGCGCCGGTTATCCCCGGCCACGACCTGCGCGGCAGCCGAACGCACTGACACACTTGCCACCCGTTTTGCCACCCTGTTAATCGCCCTGATCTTTGCCCGGTTAACATACTGGCGGTCAATTTTCTTTAACGCTGATATCGCTTCCTGCAGACCTTTAACTTCCATTGCCTTCCTCCAGCGTCAGTTGGGGCTTTCCGTTGAACCGTCTTATTTTTGTGACGGTATACCGGCGATCCCGGTAAACAACACTGTCTCCACGGCGGGGAGCATAGTCCCGGCTGAAGACCACCAGACTCTTACCACTCCCCTCCACAGGACCAAATTCCGCGAAAAAATCCGACTCAACCGCGATGTGGCCTGTTCCGTTGATACTGACCGTTATACCGAAACGCTCAGCAGTAAGCGTATCCATGCGCTCACTCAGCGTGTCAAAAAGGTCAGCCATTGAGTTTTACCGGAATGGTCCCGTCGCCGTTTGCTGCCGGTGCCCACGCCACCCCGACATACGGCAGTCCGCCGGTCGCATCCGCCTGTACTGCTCCGTCCTTCAGGTACACCTTTTTCCCCGCAGCGATGTCTGCTGTTACCAGTTTGGGTACGCTGAACACGCCTTCTGCGATACCGGTTCCGGTGTTCCCGGCGGCAATATCGGTAACCGCCACGGCAAACATATCGCCGACCTGGACCAGGTCTCCGCTCTTTACCGCAGCAGACGCCGTTAACGTAATGGTTTTGCCGTCTTCCACATAATTTTTAGCCACAATAGTCTCCCTCCGGCCCGGCGGGCCGGATTTCAGGTATAAAAAAAGCCCGTCAGGGCTGCATGGTGTATCAGATGTCCGGCGTTATGCGGAGCACTTCACCAGTCCGCGATAATCCACCGGCGCCACGCCCGCATCAATACGGACTTTGGTGGCCACCCCGTCAACTGTGAATCCTTCCTGCTGGTCGATATACGGCTCATCCACGCCATTAAGGTAGGCCACTTCAATGGTGTCGCTGCCCTTCGCAGCCGTCAGATAGAATGTTGTCTGGCTGGCATCATCAAGGCGTGGTTCCGCAATCACCGTAGCGAAATCTTTCACCGGGTTAATGATCCCGGCGTTAATATCCGCCCCCTTGACACTGACGGACTTAATCACCTGATTTGAAACAGACTCCAGCGCCGTCGGCACCAGTACAAATGCCGGACGGATATTGAGGTGTCGCTCCCCTTCCTTCTGCAGGCGCATAAGCTGGCGTGCCTTATCCAGGGATGCCACGTCCATAACAGCTTTTTCAAGGACGTTTGCGTGCTTCGCCTTGTCAAACAGTGCCACATCATCACTGGACAGCTTTTGGTTACTGATGAGAACGTCATAAACCAGATCGGCAATGGTGGCTTTCGCCGCACGTCCCAGCTTCATCGGGACGTCGGTCAGCATATTCATATCATCATTGATAATGGCCTGGCGGGTAATGCTGAACAGCTCGCCGTAGGTGGCCAGCGCAATGGTCGCCTGTTTATCCCCTGTGGTGACGTATTTATATTCCGCGCCTTCACGAACCTGACGCAGTGAACTGAACCCTCCCATGCCCACACGGTGCGCAATCCTGAAATCAGACAACTGCCCTTTTTTGGTCCAGATATCGAAGGTTTCCGGGGCCTCCTGCCAGCCCTGCAGAATGGATTTGTGTGCCACATCCAGCAGAATGTTCCCGAAATCGGAGGTACTGTGCGTAAACGCCGCGCCGATCATCTGCATGGGGTTCATGCTGGCCACGCCGGTTCCCCGCGCCACCAGCGAAATACGCGCCAGTTCACGCAGGGTCATGCAGTTGTACGGATTATCCTTCTGCGCGTCTTCATAGCCTGCGCGGGCCATCACGGCGGCACGCACGGCGTCCCCGGTGATGTTGCCGTTTCCGGTATACATCCCGGCATGAAACTCTGCGTGGTTCTGCGGTCCGTTAAGCTGGTTGGTCGGCGTGATGCCTTTCGCCATTTCGGTCAGCAACTTATCCTTTGCCATTTCCAGCGTACAGTCCACATCAGCAATACACGCCGTCATCAGCGGGGCATAACGATCGCCGGAAAGTGAAAACACATTCTGAATGCCGGTGATACGGTTACGCTGTTCTTCCTGCAGGCGTGCGCGAATGGCATTTTCATCGACAGTCACCGGCGACTGAGCCTGCGGCTGAATCTGTGACTCAGGGGCTTTTGCCTGTGGCTGCGGTTGCGCGCCTGCATTGCCCTGCGGGGCGATAATCATACCTTTAATGCTCTGTGGCATATGCTCAAACTCCTCAATACGTTTTGAATGAATACAGGCCATCGCTTTTACCGGCTGTATCAGTTTGTCGGCAAACCCTTCACTGACGCACTCCGCGCCACTCATCCAGGTCTCTTTTTCCAGCATGGCAGCAATTTCTTCCGCCGTTTTCCCGGTTTTTTCTGCATACATAGGGATAATGACGCTCTCTATCTTATCGAGCAGATCGGCATATTCCCGGATATCATCCGCTTCACCACCCGCCACGCCACGCGGCTTATGAATCATCATCATGGCGTTTTCCGGCATAATGACGGGATCACCCACCATCGCAATGGCGGATGCCATCGAGCAGGCCATTCCATCGATATACACCGTTTTTTGCGCCGGATGCGCTTTCAGCAGGTTATAAATGGCAATTCCGTCAAGCACGGCGCCGCCCGGTGAGTGAATATGCAGATTTATCCGGTTAATCTGTCCCAGCGCGGACAGTTCTTCTGCAAACCGGCGAGCCGAAATGCCCCATCCTCCAATCTCGTCATAAATACAGATTTCCGCTGCGTTATTAGCTGCAGCCCGGATGGAATACCAGCCGTTACTGCCGCTCTCCCCGCGTCCGCTCCCTGCTGTCATTACCGGCGGCATTTTTATCGCNCCGTTGTCTTCATTTCCGGCATTATCCTGTTCCCCCGGGTCATGCGCCGGGTCGGTATCAAATACCAGCCCCAGCTTACGGTTTTCGTCAATTTCCGCCTTACGGCGGCGTTTCACTTCAGCAGGTGCGCCACCACGGGCACGCACCCAGTCACTCTCTGTTGCCGCCCCGCCACGTATCAGCACCCGCCAGGCATTCGCCTCTTTCAGCGGATCTATCCACGGCATAACCGGACCGGAATACACGGCATTAAACAGGGTCGCCATGTCCGTGTCCGGCGGCACATCTATCACACCCGCCGTAATCGCTGTCGCCAGCCATCGCCGGTAAACAGGGCGACTGACGGCAGCAATAAAATTATCCTGCAGGATGGCGTATCCCTCCTGCGCCTCCACCAGCTCCTGGCGCTGGGCGCTGTAGGTGCCGTCGTAGTTTCTGGCAATAGAAGAAAAACTTCCGCGTACACCTGCGGCAACCGCACGCAGTTGCCCCATCCGGAAAGATTCCAGGTTGGCATTTGGCCTGTCAGATTTGATAGTGCCGATATCCTCTCCCGGCAACAGGTCTTTCAGAATGGTGCCGGGTTCAATATCCAGATCGCGGTCTTTATCTGCATAATCCGGCGCGTCACCATCCTGAACCATGGCGTCACTGCGCCGGATAAACATGGCAAAAGCTGCCGAAATACGCGCGGCCAGCCTTTCACTGTCTTCATACTCCTTCAGATCCAGTAGCCGGATAATAACCGGCGCCAGCAGCGTGACGCCCCGCGCCTGATTCAGGCGACGGGTGAATTTAAGATGCAGCATATTTTCCGCATCAATCAGCTTGGTGGCCACCATAGCAGTGGCAAATCCCGGCCAGGATTTACAGACGATGTAGCTTTTTGGCCTTTGCCAGTCGTTAAAATAGATCCCCTGAATCAGATTATTTGCGCTGTCCGTCTTCTCCATCGGGACATAATCCGGCTCCATCGCCTCAAGCCAGAACGGCACGCCTGCCACCGGCTCAAGCCCCGGCATTTTTCCCGCCACCATCTGGGAGAACACCTCCCCGTCCCGCAACCATGTACGCAACAAAAGACGCTCCAGCACCGGGCGCGTATATTGTCCGGTCACGTCCGGCGACACGGACCACTCCGCCCACCGGGTGCGGATTTGTTCCGCCAGCTCCTGATTCAGCGTTCCGGCCACCGTCAGGGGTTGTGGCTCAACGATGATCCCCTTAGCCCCGATAATGCGCTCTTCCATTTTATCCAGCGCCCCCACCACCAGATCGTGATTATTATCGAACCAGCGGGCCTGCTCCCGCAGGGACTTTCCGGCAATCTGGTTTAACTGGTTGGCGTTGCGGTTTTCACGCTTAATTTTATGTGTCCGGGTGGGTATTGCAGCCTCGTAAGCTTTTATTACCGCCCGCGATCTGAGCCTTGATACAGCCCATCCCGGCGACATCATGCTGATAGCTTTATCGATAAAATTCATGACAACCTCGCCCGGGTGAAAAGCCGTCGCGGATTATTTAACCGCTGTAACCTGTCTTCAATATCGCGGCGCCCCTTCCTGATTTCCTCCAGGCTTTCCATTGTCATCGACTGGCCGTTAAGCATGATGGATTTCCCTTTCAGTACGGCAAGTTCCGCCTCCAGATAGGCGTTGTACAGTTCCTGAAGCTCTGTTCTGGTCATAACCACCCTCCTCCGGAACCACCGCCCCAGGCGGGTAAAATTTTTTTCTTCCTGGCTTTCACGGCTTTCTCTCCCCCTTCGTGTTGTTCCTGCCGTCTGACCCCGACAGGCTGCGTGGTTTTTGCGGCGCCTTTTTCCGGTAACCGCGCCCATCCCGGCGGCTTTTCCCAGTTGATCTGCTCATATTTCCGGATTATGACCAGCGCATGGGCATAGCACATCAGATCGAGCGCCTCGTTATTACCGCGACCCGGTTTTTTCCACTTTCCGTCTGCGCCACGCTCTTCATAGGTCAGTTCCTCGTAGAACCACGGTCCCAGCCAGTCCGGAAAATGAATGTAATTCGCCCCCGGCTCCTCACGCTCCAGCGCAGCGGCTATCCGGTCTTTCAGGGCATTGGTCTGTAACAGATACAACGGAACTTGCCCACGGGCTTTAGCCTTGCGATCCGAGCGTTCGGTGTTATCGGGATAGGTTTTGGTGATCAGCTTCTCGCGTCGGGTGCTGTCTCCCTTGAACAGATAAACACGCCCTGCCACACCCCGGCGCTTGCACCTTCGCCAGAACGCGTAGGCATTATCAGTTACGCCATCCTCGCCGCCGGAATCAACGGCCATTGCCAGTACCGGCATAAACTGTTCCGGATCGCCTGCCAGCGGATATTCCTTATCCAGTACATCCGTTCTCAGTAAATCCCAGTCTTCCGGCATGGCTGCCGGGTTAACGGGCTGGCTTTCACCGTTTTCATTCACCCTCAGGGAATAACGGATGTTGTAACGGTCAATAATCCAGCGTTCACCATATGCGCCATAACCCACCATCTGGACGACAAAACGCCGCTTTTTACCGCCCTGTACGTCCACGGTTGCCACAATAAAACGCACCCCGTCAGGGACAGTACGTTTTGAGACGTCCTCGGCACGCGCCATCAGTGCGTCACTGCTGCGCGCCTCCAGTGAACGCCTGGACTGATAAGGCAATCCCCAGTCCGTGTTGATAACAGCCTTCAGGGTTTCCTCGCTGCCGGTTCGTTCATACTCTTCCTCGGCAGTCAGCAACTTGTAAACCAGTTGCGCCCACGTCTGATAAGCCGCTGCCGGACCCTCCATCCAGAAACTGGCGATACGTGAACGGCGGGCCTCCCCGGTAATATTTCCGTCGCGGTCAATGTGCTGACCTTCCCGTAACCAGACACCCCGGTTATTCAGTTCACGTTTCTGCTGTGGCTCAGCCAGCTTATGGCAGTGTGGACACTGAAGCCGCGCCGCTTCGCTGGCCTCCATGGGATCGGTACTGTCACGGTAGCCGGTCATGTTTTCCATGGATGGCTGGAAATACTCCCCGCAGTGCGGACACGGCCAGTACCAGCGACGACGATCGCCGCGGTTGTACAGGGAAAGTATTCCTGTGGTCGGCGGTGCTTCGTGCGGTGATGACGGTTTCCATTTGGTATCGGTAATCTCCCGCCCCGGTGAGCTTTCCACCAGCGTCATTCCCAACGACATAAAAGTAGTGGTGCGTTTCGACGCCAGTGAAAAGGCATCCCCCTCACCATCCACATCTTCGGGAAACCTGTCGTAATCAGTGAGCGCCACACATTTAAAATCGGAAGACGAAAAAACATTGATTGAGGGCCAGCCTATTTTCAGGAACGAGCCGTCACGAAACGTTTTATCGTGCACATTATTATCGTTACGGTGGGGGCTGAGCCGCCTTGCTATCGCCGGACTGTGGCGAAACATCTTTGCCAGACGCCGCTTTGAGTGCTCCTGCGCCTTGTCCTGGGTCATCTGAACCACCAGCATGTCAGACGGATCGCAGACAATATTGTAGGAAATCCAGCCATCAATCAGTCCCAGCGTCTTACCGGTTCGCGCCGGGGCGACAAATACCACAGCATCATAGCTGCGTGATGACAGACAGTTCATTGCTTCCACCACATAAGGGGTCAGGGTGGATTCCCATACCACGGAATTTCCTGCATCACGTGGTACGCGCATATATTTTCTGACCGCATCCGATATCTTCATCCGGCGCGGCGGTCTGAACATCGATGAAATATCACACCCGGCAACAACAGCAGAGGCTAAACTACTCCTGTTCTTCCTCTTGCTCTTCGTCACCGTCATCATCGTCATCTCCGTTTATGGCATCCGCGCAGGCCTGGTATGTCATGCTGGCAAGGTCTTCCCTGAGTTGATCAATAATTTTTTGCGTCATTTCCAGCGCATCAGGCGGTAGTGCCGCATCCCTTTCCAGTAAATCCGGCAGTGTCTCCAGTGTCTTGACGACCGTTTTTGCCATAACAGCATAAACACTCAGCACCTCACTGGCCGGGATCAGAGTTCGCATCTCCTTTTCCAGCTCAATACGCGTCATTTCCGACTGAAACCAGGCGCGCCGATCTGAGGGTTTCATCTTATTTGGGTTGTTCTCTCCGGTAGCGGCAGGCATCGTCATCATGGCGGTCAGAATATCCACCAGTCGGTAAATTTTCAGGTTACTGCCATTTCCTCCGGAGGTTTTTACACCCTTCAGTCTGCTGGCGATGGTCTGCCGATGTGCACCAGTGATGGCTGAAAGCTGTGTAATGTTTAATTCGAGGCTTCTGATTTCCTGATCCATAGTCGTGCTCTTTTCTTTTCATGCATGAGGTAAAAATGGCGTTCAGTGTCGAACAAAAAACATACCATTTCGACACTGAAAACAATAAATCCATTGATTTATATAAACATTTTTCAGTGCTGACAGAGACTAAAAAATCAAAAATCAGCCGAATCCCGCGAGCCCGAAGCCACCCGTGGCGCACCCTGACCAGGAGTACCTTTTGATATAATAACGATGCATTGCTATTCCCTGCCGCTCTTACGCTGGCACTGCGTCCTGACGTACTCCTGCAAATATTTCAGTTTTTCCTGGTCGCTGATGATTCCGGCGCGGATATTGAGAACGTTTTGTCCAGCAACTGGAGAGAGTTCGACGGTGGCAGCATTGCCCACGCGGCTGGTGCTGGCGGTTTCGGTCTCGGTGGGCACTGAACATCGCCCTTCGACGCGCACCCGGCCACCAGCAGCAAGGCGGCGCTGCAAATCAGTATTCCTGGTCTGTGCATCAGCTAATTCCTTCGTGTATTTTGCATCGAGGGCGGCAACGTCACGCTGGCGCGTTTTCATATCGCTGATAGTCTCGTTAGCCATCTTCAGGTTGTGAGTAACGGTATCACGCTGGTCTTTGTACTTCACGGCGTTACCGTGATAGTGACTGGTAGTCCAGCCCAGTGCGGTGGCCACTATAAGCAATGAGGCTATTACGCCAGTAGTTATGCGGTTCATGTCACCACCAACGTATCGCGACAATCAGGCGGGCAATGCCGTACAGCACCACCGTCAGCGCTACTGCCCGTATAGCCCATGCCGTAGCTCTACTGATTTCTGTTGTTACCGGAGCATCTATTTCAAGGCCGTTTTTCATAGTCAACCTCAACAGAATTCGTTTATACTTCCTCACAGGGAACACACCTCCCTACACATGATTTCTCCCTTGCCTTCATCAAGGTGCAGAAACAGAAAACCCCGATCGCCGCTAACGTTCGGGGTTTTCGCTTTTATATTCTTCGTAAATCAGAAATCGGCAGATTTTGTGTTATCCGCCCCTGTGGCGCCATGTCATTTTTTGGTGAATTATTCCGCTGACAACAATTTATTGGTTAATCCCCCAACACGTCAGCACTGATTCCTGGTCGCGGCGTATCACCTGGCCGTAACACTGATTTTCCCTGTTGTGGCAATCTTTGCCGCCGTCATATACCCAACGGCGGATTTCTGCACACGCTCCTTTGCGATCTCCTTCGTTCAGTTTCCGGTAAAACGTGGACGGAAAACATTTACCGGGACCGATGTTATACGGACAGAACGACGCAATACCGG